TACCGATAGGGCAAGAAAACCTACGGTTTTCCTGTGACCTTTCCCTAAAGGAAACCTACGGTTTCCCTTTCACCCTTCCCTTGGTTGCTACGCAATATTGCACCTATTTCTATTTATTTTTTATAGAAATGTGTGTCTATGGATTTTTGAAAATGGAAAATTGAAACAAGTTGAAACTACTATTTATACCAGCTCGCTTTTTGAAAAAAATTTTAAAACGGGAAGTCTTAAAACGAGTTCAATTGATTTTTCATTTTCATTTTTCATTTTCTCAATTTTTTATAACCGACAACCTATATTGTATAGTCATTCATTGTGAAATACATAATTGCGTTTCACTATCAATGTCGTGTCTTATGAAACATCATACAACCGTCTTACAGCAGAATCAAATGGAATAATCAGACATGAGAATCCAATGGCAAAGACCGCACCATCATGTCCAATGTAACAATCCACCATACTATTTCCAGTAGGGGAGTCGGTCATGCGGCCTCCCGGTGCCATCGATGGGTCAGAATTTAAACCCAATGTATTCAAATGGGTTAAAAAAGTGACCCACTTGCATCGCGCCTAACAAGGGTGACTTTTTGTGGAAAATAGGAAAATGGAAAGGTAGAAATGAAATAGAAAATCAATTGAACTCGTTTTAAGACTTCCTGTTTTAAAAAAATTTCAAAAAAGTGAGCTGGTATAAATAGTAGTTTCAACTTGTTTCAATTTTCCAAATCCCCATTATCCATTTCCCTTCGGCCGTAACATGCGTGATTTATATAAAACAATTGCGTCAGCATAACATGATATAGAATATTGCATCTGAACTATAGTCACATTACGTATCACATTGCGTAGGGACATGTGAAAGGGGAACCGTAGGTTTCCTTGACCGTAGGTTTTCTTATGGTTTTCTTAAATTGTGTGACGGATGTTTTTTCCGTCACACATCCGTCACACATCCGTCACATACGTTTTTTTACTTTTTTGTTATCTAATTATGCATATTTATTAACATATTAGAATAAAGTGATATGATGATGTGATGGATGTGACGGTTGTAACAAACATTTTAAATACAATCAGAATGAGCTGCAGTGGTTGTGGTAGGGGGGACCACTGCACGTTTTAACTTCTCTATACTCCAAGTAAAAAAGAATCGTCACCGTCACATCCTCACGCATATTATCCACGCTCTAACCACATAGAGCAGACGACCTTCCAAACTTTATAAAAATTGATACTGATTCCCTCGATTCCAACGATTTCGTTAAAATTCGTGAAAAGATTTAAAGATTTTGTGCGCATATAGTATAAGACGAAATGGTAAAGTATAGTTGTGAAACCTGCCAGAAAACTTTTACACAGAAGGGTCATCTGGAAGACCATCAGAAACGTAAGCGTCCTTGTAAAAAGGACAATACGATTGAAGCACTTGTAGAACAAAAGGTGAAGGAAGCATTGTCAAAAACGAATGAGGATGATATAAAAATTGACACTACAACATCATCACAAATGCAACCAAGTCCCATGGACTACGCAAAGAAAACTCGTGAAGAACTCATTGCGATTTGTAAGGAAAAAAGTATCAAAGGATATAGTGGAAAGAAGAAAAGTGATATCCTAATACTATTAGAAAATAAGATTGCTGTCGTAAGTAATGATTCGCAGACTACTGAAAATATTATTGAAAGCAAAAGTGTAGAGTCGGAAGAAGAAACTCTAACAACAAAATTTCCTATGCCACAATATCTTGGTTCTAAAACAAAATACATAGAACATATATTGAAATATATCCCACCTAGTGTAGAGAGTATATTAGATGCATTCTCTGGTTCTGGTATAGTATCTTATGCGTTTAAGCAAAATAAATATCGGACATTCTCAAACGATTTGCTTAGTTATAATGCTATTATTACGAAAGCACTCGTTGAAAACCAAAATATAAAACTTACAGATGACGACATTGAAATGCTATTATCTGATAATCCTCTAAAAGAAAACTTTATTGAAAGAGAATTTACCGATTTGTATTATACAAAAGATGAATGTATATTCTTAGATAATCTTCACTCTAATATACTAAAATTAGAGAATGAATACAAAAGAGCACTTGCATTTGCGTCAATAGGTAGAACATTAATTCGCAAAATTCTGTTTGCCTACTTCTGTCACACTAAAGCAATTGAATATCGTAAAGATGAAAAACACTGGAAAAGAAATCCTGCAATCAATAGCGATATGAAAGAGTTATTTAGAAAATATATTACAGAATATAATAATGCTGTAATAAATAACAAAAAAGATAATATCAGTTTCAATACAAATATTCTATTGTCTGCTAATACATTTGATGTTGATCTGGTCTATATGGATCCGCCTTATGGTGGAACACATGCAGACTATGGAAGTTATTATCACTTTATTGAAACATATATAAATTATTGGAAAGATGAAGAACTATTCAATACTACGAAACAACCGAAAAATAAATTGACTAAAAGTAAGTTTGCAACAAAAGATGTGGTTCCTGCATTTGAAGAACTATTTGAAAAATGTAAAAATATAAAATACTGGATGATTTCCTATAACTCAAATGCTAATCCTAAAAAGGATAAGTTTATTGAAATGATACAAAAATATAAAAAGAACATTGATGTAAAAGAGATTAGTCTTTCTAACAACAATGGAGGGATGGGACTACGTAAAGACTCAAAGGAGTATTTATTCATCTGTTATTAACAAGTTATAATAGTATAAATACATTTAGTAGTGTATTTTCCAGACTTCGCCTTATCTTTTTTGTATTCATATTCAATGTCAATAATATCACTCTTTTGTATAGTAGTAAAGAACTTATTAATATTCTCCTTAATAAGTCCTATATTACATTTCAACTTATAAGAGTTATACGTATTATCTAAATTTAGAAGGATTACGAAATACCTGAAATTATTGCTAAAGAGTCTGGGATTTTGTTCTGCATATAACCATTTGAGTATTTTATGATGATTAGATACATCTGAAATATATGTTTCAATCGCCTTTCTTTCATTTGGAATCTTATTGTCGTTCATAAAACCTGCAGGAAATATAGTAAGTTTCAAGTCAAATGGGAATATGTATGTATCATCTAATTTTACAAAGAAGTCAATATTTTTTATTTTTCTTGGCGTTTGAACGATGTTTGATTGAGTTAGAATTAGGTCTTCAATTAGATCGGAGCATTTTTGGTTATACCATTGCCAAGTCATATAGTTTTTTAGTTGTTTAACAAGTTTCTTTTCAATCTCTTCCTCCAGTTTTTTGTAAGTAGATACATCTACACTTCTGATTATTTTATTCATATTTGAGTTAAAGTCATCATGATGAACGGAAGAACTTTCAACACACATTTTAGAGAGTTCTGAAGATAACTCGTTAGCATAATCTATAGAGAGTGGTATTTTCTTACCGAGTGTATATTGTATAATCTTTTCTATATCGGTTGTTGTAAATACATTAATCCGAAGAGTTTCTATGTTTATTTTTTTATCCTTTTCCTTGCTAATTTCAACTAAATCATCTTTAGCAAATGACCGAATCATTAGGTATTTTATTCCATTTGGATTATTATATAGTGTATTCAAATCATTATTTTTATTATACAACTTTTCACATATCTCAAACTCTACACTTGTCAATGTTGGTCCGTTGGAAGTCATCTCTACTTTTACGGGTTCGATTACTTTTACATCATTTTTAGCGTCGATTTCTGGTGCTAAAACTGACGTAGTCATCTTCTTACAGGAACGCTTGTTGTGACCCTCTTGCTTACATATAGAGCATTTCATTTTGGATGTGTTTATCAATTCGTTTTTGCTGGATTCAATTTTTAGTCGTCAAGTTCGTTGGTCTAAATTTTTATATCAAAATTATTTCGCCATCATGTGGTAGCGAGTTCGCAGAACGAGTCTCCAGTAGGGGAGTCGACCATGCGGCCTCCCGGCGTCGCCGTTGGGTAAGAATTTAGACCCAATATATTCAAATGGGTTAAAAATGTGACCCACATGCATCGCGCATAACAAGGGTGACTTTTTGTGGAAAATAGGAAAATGGAAAGGTAGAAATGAAATAGAAAATCAATTGAACTCGTTTTAAGACTTCCCGTTTTAAAAATTTTTTCAAAAAGTGAGCTGTCACTCGTGGAACGAGTCCTCGCGTTGCGAGGCAAGTGTCACTTTTAGTAGTTTCAACTTGTTTCAATTTTCCAAATCCCCATTATCCATTTCCATTCGGCCGTAACATGCGGGATTTATATAACCAATTGCGTCAGCATAACATGATATAGAATATTGCATCTGAACTATAGTCACATTACGTAGCACATTGCGTAGCATAAAGGAAGGGGAGAGGGGAAACCTTGGTTTCCCCAAATTTGATTTTAAATTATCACAGTGTATAGTATAATTATCCTAGTATATACACTAAAATCACTCGATATGTCCGCACAAGTGTCAGCACAAGTGTCCTCACACGCGTCATCCCAAGATTCACAATCCATCATCCGCAATGTCAATGACCTCTATATCGACCAGATTATCCAAATGAAAGAATCTGTCTTTCCTTACGACCTTCCACAAGAATCGACCGTCAATTTCGCAGATGCAATACAAAAATACCTCACAAAAAAAATCAATACACGATTAACAGGACGATGTGTCGATGTCGGTTATGTTAAACCGAATAGTATCGATATCGTATCGCGCTCTATCGGCAAAATCAATGCATCCCATTTCAACGGCGAAGTCTATTATAATATTCAAGCGCGTTGTAAAGTATGCAAACCGTCGCAAGGGCAAATCGTCGAAGGTTCCGTCGTCGGCAAAAGCAAACACTGTGTCATGGTCGTATTCGGTCCGCTACAAATTGCCATTCCGACCACCCATCATGCAGATGCATCGTTCTACGCAAGTCTCGAAAAAGGCGATAAGGTTCATGTCAGACTGATTAGTTATAAATTCAAATTGAACGACGATTCAATCAAAGTCATCGGACAATACGTTAAAAAAGTATAATCCGCGGGATAATGGCGCGGGATAATGGCGCGGGAGAATTTATCGGTTAATTTCTGCCCATTCAATAGAACTATTCATAGTCACTCTATTTTTCTATCTTATATGGAATCCACATCCTCATCCTCTTCGGTTAACTCGAAACCGCAGTTGTCTAACCATGTGACACACATGCACCCACATCCTCACCTGCATCAACACGCATATCTTTCGCCTATATACGTAGAACGCTCCCGCGAAAGACTACGTCGTGACCTCGTCGGTTTATCGGATATCGAATATCGTGAAATATTCAATATGGTACGTCAAAAAGTCAATCAATACTCTGAAAACAATAACGGGATATTTATCAATCTCAAATACATCGACGATGAACTCCTCGACAAGATTTACGATTTTTTGGAATTTTCGAAAAAGAACAAGATGTATTTGAAAGAACTCGAAGAAAAACAGAATAATGAACGACGCACCATCGATACATCCCTCCATCAACATCCTACACTATCACGGGACAATATGGCAAATCAGTCATCCCAAGTCAATACAGTCGATATGATGACGTCAATGACAAAAAAGACGACGGTCGATAATTTCACCTTTCAAAACTTCATCGATAAACTGACAATCACCAATATGAAAATGTTTCCAGAAAATGAACGGATAGTCTATCCGACAATTAAGCAACACAAATGGAACGTTGTCGGTGTAAAGGCACGTCTATTGAAAAAATGCAAGGATATTAATAAATATAACTATGACCGTTTCTTGAATCCCTATCTCCAGTCGGACGATGACTATATTCCAATGCATACACGTCATACAAATACCAATTTTTCTTCTACACATCTATGTCCTGCAAATCGGAAATACAATGCGGATAATGACCCGAACGATGATAGCGACAATGAATTGGAAGCAGAATCGGATATGGACGATGCACTTGTAAATGACGACAGTGATGAAGAGGACAATGGCGACAACGACGGCAACAGCGATAATGACAATGGTAACAATAATGACAACGAAGACAATGATGACAACGACGACGAAAATAATGATGACTCGGACGACGATAACGAACGCAACGAATAAAATTGATTCAAAAAGTAAATATATATGCCACGATATATATTTACTTCACTTGATACGACCATCGGCACTGAACACCATGCAACGACAAGACTCTGAACTAAAACGATATGCGCCAACCCATTATCTATCTTCGCTATTACGAACCTATGAAGGTAATATTGCAGAATCCGATGGTATCACCGAAGCGAATACGATTATTCAGCGCTTTAGTGAATACATGAGACAACAAGACCGCACCATCGCGATACATAAAAGTCCACTTCATTCAACGGTTCCGGATAAATCTGCATCGAGCACTCCGGTACTGACAAATAACAAACCGCGCATTGCGAATCTATTCCTCGACAGATTCCCTGAATGGACATACGATTATGAATATTATCCGTTGTCATCTTATCGCGACCCACTCGTTACAGCATTTATGCAAACATTCGACATTGAATTCAACTTTGCAACCGTGGAACAACAGAGTGACTGGATAAAACAGGCAAAGTTTGACATTCTTATGGAATTCCATAAAAACGGGATTTACCAGTCGCATTCATATTCCGCGTCGTCCGATTTCAAGAAATCCGACCTCGAAGATGTCTTTACGACCAACAAACCGATACCGATACAGATGATACGTGTCTTCGCTGATGTATTCGGCATCTACCTCATCTGGATTACATCCGATGGTATTCTACACTGTCCTTCAAACTGCACGAATACGAAGAATGTCGCCTGGATTTTAGTAGAAGATGCAAATCGTGGTTGGTATGTATTATATCCACCGAAAGATGCGAAACCTGCACGACTCTACTTCCAATACCGCGATGTCATGAAATATGTCCGTTCGGTCACATCGTTGCCGATTACTTCAACTACCTTGAATCTCGATGAACTCCAACTATGGTCTCGTCTATACGGTATTGACCATAAGAAGGAAGGTAAGACGGGAAAACGTAATAAATTGAAGGAGGAACTCGTCGCGGAATTAAATCAGGTGCCACTCTGAAATTTTAAATATGCATTTTATATATAGAAGACTTTTGTTTTTTTACTGAAAACTCGACAGACATACAGACAAATGACAACCAAAATCAAACGCGCATTATGTATTGGTATTAATTATTTGGCAACACCGGAATCACGTCTTTATGGATGTATTCGCGATGCTATCGAAATGACCGAATTCTTACAAGATTCACTCGGATATAAGAATGAAAACATCGTTGTATTACGCGATGATATGACCGATAGTATGCCCACTGCAGCTCGTATTGTTAGCGAGTTGGGACGCCTTCAGACGATGA